TAAAACATTCCCTAGCGTCATTAAAACGTAGGGAATCCTTTATTGAAAGAGCATCGTTGGGAGAGGCATTAGCGAGGTAAAGCCTCCCCCTATTTACATATATATCACGATCCATAAATCTTACGGAAACCTTCTTCAACTTGCTTGATGAAGCCAGCATCTCTTTTTGCTGGGTTGTGATATCTATCATCTAGCATCATTTGCTGAAGATCAGATTCTGATATTTGCGCAACAGCTTGACTTGAGCTGTTTGGGGATTGCTGTTGCATATTTTCCATAATAAATTCAAGGGCTTGAACACCCTCTGCTGTTTCACACATTCTTTCAACAGCACTCATATGATCTTGCGGAAAGAATTGATTGGCAAACAAACTAACGGACTCAATTCTAGCGTTAGCATTGTCACCAAGCTTTCCTACTTCTGCATCAAAGTCTGGAGCATCTGCACCCAAGGCTTCCATATAAATGTTAATCCCCTCTGAGAACTCATCTTGGCTCATGCCATTTTCAAACGCATGATCAGCCCACCAGTTAAGAAGGGGATTATCTGGTGCCACACTTTCGTCTATACCTTCGGGAAGGATGTAATCTCCTTTATCCGCTGGACGATTTGCGTAAGCTTCTCTTTCAATCTCTTCCATAAAGCTTTTACGAAAGTCATCCTCTTTTTGACCCAACTTAGATTCCAATGATGAGTAAGCACTTGCTAAGTCCTCTGCTTTAGTAAATTTTTCTGGCAACCATTCTGGCCTATCTATGCTTTGAGAACCTTCTGTTGCCACCGATTCTTCTGTTGATTCAACTGCTTCTTGATTTTCCATTTGATTTTACCTTATGTCCTGTTGCAATTCGTCTTTCAATTAAGGCTACAAGAAACCTCATACCCTCTAAATGACGCAACTCTGCATCACTTATATTCGCGCCACTAACTGCTTCAATAGTTACAGAACGCAAATAACGCAAGACCTCACCGCCTGTAGGAGTCCCAAACAGTGAGGCCATATTCTGATCTATTATTTCATCTTCTGATTTTGATCGTGTAAATCCGTCTATACTAATATAATTAGCCTTGTTCATCCGGCATCATTCCCTGTTGCATCATCTGTTGCTGTTGTTGCTGTTGTTGCTGTTGAGCGAACTGTTGTGCCGCTTCAACTATTTGTTGTCGCTCATCGACGTCTCTTACTAGCTTATCTGGAACGCCAAACTTCTTAGCAAGATAAGCGGCAGTTTCTTCAGAGTTAATTAAAATATTTGTAATTTCGGGTCCGAATCTCCCCTGCACTAGCTCAAGGAAACGCGCAACAGAAGTAATATCTTCGTTTGCTTGCGCCTGTGCTAGGGGAGAAACGGATCGCACTTTAACTTCACGGCCATTAATAGTCGGAAGTTCAATTCTACCTTGTTTCTTTAGGATATAAACTACACGTTGTAATACAGGCTGTACCAACTCAGCTTGGAGTCTTCCAAAAGCACTACCAATACGACGTGACAAATCGGCCATGCGTTCTGCAACTTCTGTAGCAGTTGCTGGTGTTCGGTCAGGATTACCAAGCATGTCATTATACAAAGCCCTCTTAATGTTTAAGCGCATATCTGATAGTACCAGATTTGCAACATCAAAAGAACCAGCCGCACGAATTGGCTCTAATCCTCGACTATTAGGGGCTTTAGGGATTACAGTCCCTGGAACAAGATTAATTGTATCAGGGTTAACAACACCGTCATCTTCCATTTGATACACGCCAGATATAGCCATCTGAGCATTCTCAAGAATTAATTCAATAGTAAGATTAGTAGTTTTGATTGCTGACAAAGCATTAATTAAAGGGCCTCTTCCATATATTTCACCAGCACACTTAGACCAGCGGAATGGTACATATGGGTTTGAACCAACACCACGATAGTTTTCGTTAACAAGAACATCACCTGTTTGCATTTCAATAGCATAGAACATGTGAGCATCTTCATTCTTTTTGGAATAATCCTTGCAAACAACTTCTAGGATTGTGCATTTTGTGTCTGGAGCAGATCGCGCTTTTGACTTTAGCTTATCTGATATCTGAGCCTTTGGGTACAAAACATTGATTTCATTTATTCTTACCTTACGCTCACGATAAACGTGATCAATGCGATCATCAGGACCAACATCTAAAACTACATGCGGCAGAGGAATAGCTGAAAAGTTTATAGGTTGAATGGCATTACCTTCGGCAATATGAAGAACACCAGTACCAACGGCAAGGTCTAAAAACGATTCATGGACTTCCTGACCAAAGTTTGAGTTTTGAATTACCTCAAATACATAATCAGTAACTTCATCTAAGTCATTATCAACGGCATCTCTTTCTTCCTTCGGCACTTCACTACCGGAGGTAAAGTCAGCCCAACGCGCAAAGTTTGGGACAAGACCCTGCTGTAATCGGGATGCAAACTCTTGAACACCCACAACTGCTGTCTCATCAAAGATTTTATCATCTCTGCGCTGGCCAATTGCTTCAGCGTAAAATGATTCCCTTTGAGGAAGGGCATACTCATAACACTCCTCAAAGAGTGGAATAAAGTTTTCCCTTAAAGACTTAGCCGCTTGATATTTACTAAGATACATCTTTGCAATATCTGTAGTGCCTTGCACGTTAAGTGGGAGTTCATTAGATACAATCATGATTTATACTCGTTATAATAACCCATGCCGCCGCCACTGCTTGATATAAGAGTTCTTCTACCAGAACCACCACGAATGCCGGCAACTTTTTGGCTTAATGCCTCTTGTTTCAAAACTTTCTTTTCAGATTGCTCTTTAGCAATAGCTTCTAACCGCTGTTCTTTTGCCGCAGGGTCTTCCCGTGGAGTCTTTTCTCTACCCATAATACACATAATTACCTCACATTCTTGCCCATAATCCTTGCCGTCTTGATTTCTTAGTGTTCTTAGCGAACACATCAAAGCCACGTTTAGCATTAAAAGCTTGCAGAGGCTTCTGATTATTTATCAACTGCCTACCCTCACCAGCACCCAGCATTAGGTATTGTAGGGCATCATGTATGTGAGAATACATATTTTTATCTGGTTTGTCATCAAATCTCTCACCAGACACTTGCATCCTCTTATATGAGTATCCACCTTCAAAACCTTTTATCAGAGTTGGGCAACGTCTATCAACTAAAAAAGCTGGCTTACCATCAACCATTTTGTTCAAACAAGATGATACAGACTCTAGCCTTAGGTCTACAGAATTACTTGGTGCTGGTATAGCTCTAAGCCCAGCACCTCTCATAATCTGAAACGGAGTTGACTCATCGGTCTGTGCGCGAAAGTCACCAGCCGGATCACCGTAGATGTGAACATCTAAGTTAGCAAAGCGAGTTGCAATCTCTTGGCGCAACATTTCTGAAAACCTAACTATCCCCATATCAATAGCGACAATCTCAGCTTGTATAAGCCATCTGCCCCTAACCTTTTGACCAAACACAGCGGCTGGAGTCAGGCCAAAGTCAATCCCAATATACAAAGGAACACCATCAGCAATAGGTATTTCCTCTGTGGCAATGTGTGTTTCTGATACAAAGCTTGGATACACTGGTTTTCCCTCTTGAATAGACCCCAATCTATTCATTACATATACATCAATCCAACTCTTTGTCTTACCTCTAATGAGGTTGGGGTAATAAGACTTGAGCATGTTCTGACTGTTCTCAGCCTTCTTGTTTGGAACATAGTCTAACACATTACCATTCTTGTCAGACTCTTCAATCATTCCGGCTGGCTGAACAAAGAACTCCCAGTTGTCTGGCTTGATTAACATACGCGCTTGCTCAAGAGGAATGTGATCAGGAACAGGAACTTCACCAGACATAATAGGCCACCAGTGATCTTCTTCTGGCGCATTTGTGTCAGCAATAACGCCACTCCAGCTAGGACCGCCTTCTCTCATAGAAGGGAATCTTCCTACGCGCATAGTACACGCATCAATGATTGACTTAGGAACTTCTCTTGCCTCATTGATCCAGATGCCAGTTAATTCTAATGATAGCAACTTCTTAACATCTTCTGGCCTATCAAGAGCAAGAAACAAAACCTCAAGGTCTATATCAGCTTTCTTAATGTGGTGCGTATAAGGAACTGACCAATGAAACTTTCCCCATTGATCTTCGGGAAACCAGTCAAGCCAAGTCTTAATGGTTGTAGTTCTAAGCTGTGGATTAGTATTACGAATAATTGCCCATCTACTTCTTCGGATGCCATCTTTGTTCTTCTCTTGTTGCAATGCTCTGCGGAACACTTCAATGCAACAACCAACGGACTTTCCAGAACCTACTGGCCCTCGAATGCCGCGAAAGAAACAATCTTCTTTTAGAAAGGCTTTGATTACTTCGCCATCTGGCTTGTACTTAAAGTCTGCCAACTTCGTGATCCACCCCAAATTTAATCATGCGTTCAATAACGTCAGGCGCAATAACAGCAATCATCTTATCGGCTTCTCGATCCGTGCAAAACTCTTCTGGATGGTGA